CTCCTTCTGAGCTTGCTCTTACTTGAAGAGGTTGAGTGCGCGATTCAGCTGCGCGAGGGCGCGTTCGGCTTTCTTGCTCTGTGCGATCGCTTCGGGCGAGTGCTTGAAGTTCTTCTCTTCTTCGGTAGGCTCGCGCTCGTACATGAATTCGATCTTGAACTCGATCTTGCGCTCGGCTGCGGTGTTGTTTGCGGTTTTGTTCATTTGTTTTCCTCTCCTCCTTCTTTCTTATTGTTAGTATACAGCAGATCAAATAATAATGCACCCCCGGTAAATACATAAAGCGAGGAGATCTTGCGATCTCCTCGAGAAAGTGCGCCGTAGACGCGGTTTACGCGTTTGCTTCCAGGTGATCGAAGATCGCATTTACGCCGTCTTCGCTGATCCAACCGATTCCGCGGCTCTCCGGATCCGGCTCGGTGATGTAACCGCGCTTGATCAAGTTCGTCATGTGAGCGCCGATCTGATTGCGGTTGAGATCGGGGAGCGCCGCTTCGAACTCCTCGATACCGCCGTTTGAGAAGTTGTCGTCGAGCTGCGATTCGCGATCGTTGTAGTTGAGGCAGGTGCGGAGGATTGTTGCTTCGATCTCGGTAAGCTTGTTGTTCTTCATTTGTTTTCCTCTCTTTCTTCTTGCTTACATTAAGTATACGGCAGATCAAAACATAACGCAACCGGTTGCGCGCGAAGTTCTCCCGTTGCGATTATGCTTACGCTGTCGTATTATTATGTAGAGGAGGATGATCGTGAGCATGAGATTGAAACCGGGGCGCTACGGCGAGTCGATCGTGATCGGCAACGAGCGCTTCAAATCGAAGAGCGCCGCGATCCGGATCTTGAACGCGCGCGGTAAGCCGGAATCAATGATCTGTATGCTTGTCGGGGTTTCGCCGCGGTATGTGCGCAACGTACTAATCCGGGAGGCGCAAAGCCTCGCCGGTAAAAAGGGGAAGGCTACGCTATGACGAACGGTTTGAACTTTTTTGGACACAAAACGAAGTTTCCGGCGATTCGCTTGATGATGTTCGCAATGTGCGTGATCTGGGCTCTATTCTTCGAAGGTGGTCGCGTGGCGGCTGCACTGAGTACAATACCTTTCATACTCACTTTGATCGTACAGCGCGACTGATTAAGCGGGCTTTCTGAGCGCTCCCTCCTATATAATAAAGAGGGAGTGTCTCAGATGCCGCAGATTGACGACAGTGTAAGGCGTCTCACGTACGAAGACATCGACAAGCTCCGCGCGGAGTTGACCGATGAGCAGCGTACATTCATCGATGCTTACCTGGACAACGAGTTCGATATCCGAAGGGCGCGCCATGTCGCGGGGATCACGCATCAGACTGCGTTGAGGTACCTGCGCCAGGATGCCCGAAGTTCGGTCATTGTACGTTGGTACATGGACCGGCATGCCGTCACGAGCGAGGAAACCCTGGCCAGGCTTTCGGACATCGCTCGGGCCGACATCGGTGAGTTCTTGGACATCGAAGAGGACATCGAGACCGGGGAGGAGTTCACCCGGTTCAACCTCAAACGCGCCAAACTAGAAGGCCGTACGCACTTGATCCGCAAGCTGGAGCTGAAGTCAGATGGCTCGATCAGGGTCGAGCTCCATGACTCTTTGAAGGCTTTGGAGATGTTTGCAAGGACACACAAGCTGTTGGCAGACAATGTGTCCAATACGTATAATCAGCAGATCGACTGGAGCTCCCTGCTCGACGCCTACCTGGCGCGCCTGGCTGACGGGGAGAACGTGGCCCAGGTACTGAGGGACTATGCTCAAGAGCGGTCAAGCGCGGGCGCCCAGAGCTACTCCTGAGCAGATCCGGGCTCGCGCCGAGTATGAGCGCCGCCGGAGGTCTCGCCTTGAGGGTTTTGTCAACGCCTACTACAACGATCGGGTTGGCTTCCTGTACGATATCTTCGACTGGGACCACCCGAATCTGAACGGCGACCGACCCGCTCCGTACCAGGAGGAGATTGTCGCCGGGTTCGACAGACAGGATCGCTGGAGTGTTCGAGGGCCGCACGGCCTCGGCAAGACGGCAATGGTCTCCTGGCTGGTCTGGCATTGGGCCCTTACGCGCGAGGCGGCGCAGCAGGACTGGAAGTGCATCACGACTGCCTCGGTGTGGCGCCAGCTGTCTGTGTACCTGTGGCCGGAGATTCATAAGTGGGAACGCCTGATCCGGTGGGACCGAGTTCCGATTGACCGACCGATCTTAGGCAGGGAACTGCTGGACCGCAGCCTGAAGCTGACCTTCGGATCAGCAACCGCAGTGGCGTCAGACAACGCGATCGCGATTGAGGGCGCTCACGCCGACCAGCTGTTCTACATCTTTGACGAGTCGAAGGCGATCTCAGAAGCGACCTTCGATGCCGCAGAGGGTGCCTTCTCGAACGCCGGGACCGACACGACTAAGGTCGCCAAGGTCTTGGCCGTATCAACGCCGGGTGCGCCTCAGGGACGGTTCTACGACATTCAGAAGAAAAAGGCAGGCTTCGAAGACTGGCGCGTGCGGCACGTCACTCTTGGAGAATGCGTTCGCGCGGGCCGCATCTCGAAGGCGTGGGCTCAGGCTCGTGCCCGGCAGTGGGGCGTCGGCGATCCGAAGTACCTGAACCGCGTGCTCGGCGAGTTCTCAGAAACGACCGAGGACGGCGTTATTCCGCACAACTGGGTCGAGGCAGCCTTTCTGCGCTACGAGTCATACCAGTTCGAAGTCGAAGTGGGACTGCGCTCTGAAGGCACTCTGATCGCGATAGGGCAGGACGTGTCGGATAGCGGCCGGGACGACACGACGATGTGCGATCTGTACCTGACAGATGACAATATGCTGGTGGTCAAGAACAGTCGCACTATCGCCAAGGACGCGGACGGTCAGAGCCTCATGAAGGCTTCAAGTGCATTGGTCCGGGCCGCCCGAGCTTACCCGCAGGATGTTGAACACAGCCTGAAGCTCGTGATTGACGGCCTGGGTAACGGTGCAGGTGTTGTGCAGCGCGTTCGCGAGGTCGTTGAGGATGAGGTCCTGAACGCCTCCGTGATGAGCTATAAGGCGAGTGTCAAGGCTAAGGACTCCCGGGACGAGTACATTCCCGACCGGACGGGCGAGTTGCACTTTCGCAACCTGCGCTCGCTGGGTTGGTGGACCTTGCGCGACATGTTGGATCCGTTTGGCAAGGTCGAGATCGCGATTGAACGCAACGAGAGGCTGCTGTCGGAGCTGATAGCCCCGACTTACCGAGAGATGTCAGACGGCATCGTCCAGATCGAGTCGAAGGAGAGCCTGCGCACACGCCTGGGTTACTCTACCGACTTCGCTGACTGCGTTATCCACGCCCTGATGTACGACAGTGAAGCGTTGGAGCAGGAAGGCATCTGGGTGATAGGATGATGCGGGTCGAGGGAGGAGCTATGTCGTCGGCTTCGTATATACCTCAACCCCGTGGAGAGCTGGGAGTGTCGGCCTCCACACCCAGCTCCTCACAACTTTTGTGCCGCGGAAGGGGTGCACGATGACTACAGGCAGGCCCAACGCGCTACGGCGCCTCTTTCTGAGGATGGCCGGGGTACGCCCCTCTTCTTTGATTCTGGAGCCCACAGAGGAGGCCGGCCTGATCAAGTCGATCACGACCGGCCAGGCGCTGCCCCCATCGCTCCTCGGCCGCCCTGCGTGGACTAATTACAGCACGGAGCGCGCGCTGGCTCAGGGCTACAACTCTTCAGTATATGTCAACGCGCTGGTCTCGATCATCGCCGAGTCCGCTGCCTCGGTTCCTTGGAAAGTCAAGGTGCGCAGTTCGCGTACTGAGACCTGGGAAGAGGCACCGGATCACCCCCTGCAGGTTGCACTTGACGAGCCGAATCAGTTCATGACTCGCCGCATGCTCATGGAGCGCGCAGCAGGCCACCTGCTTCTGGCGGGTAACGCTATCTGGGCCAAGATCCGCGTCAATGGCCAGGTAGAGGAGCTCTGGCCACTTAACCCGGATCAGATCAAGGTTGTCCCAGATGCTCGCAACTATATTTCGCATTACGAGTACGGTCACGGCGCCAACAAGAAGATTATCAAGCCGGAAGACGTTCTGCACTTCATGCGGACGAACTACTCCACGACGTATTGGGGTCAGGGTCAGCTGGAAGTTGGTATGCGGCTTCTTGACCTGAGCAACAAGGCGCTTGACTGGGAGAACGTCGTATTGTCCCAGCAGGCAATCATACCCGGCATTGTCGGCGTCAAGTCGAAGATCTCTGACAAGCAGCGACAGAACCTCGAAGAGATGATGGCCAAACGCCGACTCGGCGGAGCAGATGTTGGCAAGGACCTGATCATCGGTTCTGACTTGACGTACCAGCGCCTAGGCGCTAACCCGGCAGAGATGCAGTCGATTGAGTCGCGCAAGCTGAACCGGGAAGACCTCTGCGTCTTGTTCAGGGTTCCGCCGCCTATGATCGGCATCTACGAGGACGCGACGCTGTCGAACATCGAAGAAGCGCACAAGATCTTCTGGCGCACTCGAGTCATACCGTTCCTGGGCAGCCTCAAGGACGCGGTCAACCTGGGACTGACTCCGGAGTTCGGTGACCCCGAAACTCTGTACGTTGAACCTGACTTCACCGAAGTCGAGGCGCTGCAGGACAACTTTAAGGAGAAGGCTGATACGGCAGCAACCCTGGTACGGATCGGCTTCAAAGCGACTGCAGTCAACCGGCGCCTGAACATGGGCTTCAACGATGACGATATCGACGATGACCGGATTGCCGGCATGTCCGGTTTCGCCTCCGGGCCTGATGGCGGCATGAACAACCGGGAGCCCGCGATCGAGGCAGCAGCACGGCCGCAGCGACAGGTCAAAGCCGCTACGAAGATGTTTGAGGCGGAGTACGCCAAACTAGCTTACTGGAAGAACTTCGACGATCAGCGCCGCAACTTCGAGACGGAGATCGCAGACGAGGTTGCGAAGCAGTTCACGGAGGAGGCCGAGGCGGTCAGTCGATCGTTCCGGGCCGATGGTCTCGATGGCGCGCTGCGGGCGGTGACGATTCAGGAGCAGTACTGGCGCTCCCTGCTGAACGCGACTTACATCCAAAGCCTGCGTCACTTTGGTCAGTTCGAGTACGATCAGGTAGTGGGACAAGTCAGCAAGCAGGCGACCTACGCGTCACGCGCCAAGGAGTTCAACCCGCTGACTCCGGAGATGACTTCCTGGCTCACTTCGATCATCGGCCGCCACGTCACGTACATCACAGATACGACGAAGGCGCGGATCGCGACTCTGATCATGACCGGCTTCGCTGACGGCTTGACACTCGACGAGATCTCGGACGCTCTGACTAACCGG